TAGCTAGGACTTTAAATCCTGTGCCTACCGAACTCGTAACGCCGCTCGTATTAATCAACTTGCTCGGTAGGACTTTTTTGGGAGATGACCCAGTTATTTATCCCAAGGCATAGCATCATCTTCTTCTTGTAAAGGTTTCGCCGCAGGCGCCTCCTCTTCAGATGAAGATCCCTTTGCTAAGTAATCTTGTATCTTATTACTGTCCTCGTACCCATTTGTTCCAGGCTCAATTTTGATCTTGGCTTGGAAAGGATTGTTAATCATTTCGTCCAAAACCTCAGCATTGAAAGTGACATCTGGACTTAAACCTAACGCTTTACGCCAAGCTTTAATTTTCCTAGCAGTCACAGTCACAGCATTACCTTCAAGAGTAAAATACTCCCAAAGTTTTCTATTGGCATGGCTTGGACCAAGTACTTGAAACTCGATTTCAACCATTGCATTCCCAGCTTTTGATGTTCTCTTCTCCCATTTGTTAGCAACCAATTCATAGTTGCCAGCAGGCATAGGTTTAAAGTCATCTTCTTGATCAGGCACTTCGCCTAACATAATTTCAAAGTCATCACTCATAAATTTAACTCCTTGCGAAGACATAAAGTGCAGTAAAAAATATTCTTGAGTTATTCTTTCTGTGCACCTATGCCTCCGACAGTTTTTGTATTGATTTTTTATATTCGTCGTAAAACGAATCCCATTTGAGTTCTATCTTATCTGGAAGAGGAACTCGTCTCTTCGCGTCAAAGGCGGGAGAGAACTTCGTGAACAGCATAGGATCACCCATGGCAAGTGCCCTTGTCTGCTCGTTGAAGCCCTTCCCCTCTTTCACAGTACGAACCTGGTGGTTCGCAAAGAAATTGAAATCGACCCATTCTCTAATGATGGAAGCTGTCTTGTTATGCAACTTCAATTGATACCTATCGTAAGGTTCTCTCTCTGGGTCGTTAAAAGTTCTAATATCTACATGCGAAAGCAAGATTACATTCATCTTCTTTTGATCATGTAAGACATCTAAACCTCTTAAAATCTTTCTAAACTTTTCTCTAGATGCGGTATAACCTTTACCATAAGTTATATCCTCTATACTAGCTACATTCTTTTCTGCACACACGGCCTCATGAGTTAAAATCTCTGCCCAGTCTGTAGTATCTAGGACAACTGTTTTACGATCATGATCCATAGTGGCAAGTTTCTTAATGCAATCAATAATGTCTTGATACTTTTCACACAATGGAAACTTCTTAACATTTAAGAATGCTGTACCTTTCTCGGTACAAATAAAAACTGGATTGGGAGCTTGAGAGCCAAAGGTACTTTTACCTATACCATCTACTCCACCAACATTCATTCTCACTGGACCGGGCTCTAAGCCAGATAATAATTCATCTTCAAGACTTGGCATTGTTGTACCTCCCTGGAATTCCTTCTGTACCTAATTTTTTCATGGTAGCAACAAAGTCTATTAAGAAATTAGCTTTGCCTTTGGTTCTAGCATGTGGTTCGATTTGATCTCGATAATAGAATTGCATGAGACTTTTGTGAGTCATGCCTGAGATCTTTGCAATGTGAGCAAAACTCAAACCGTCTTCTCTTAAATAATCTACTGCTCTTACAAAATCATTAATGTTGAAATAATGTTTTGCATAATAGTCGTAAGCTTCGGCAAACAACTTTTCCTTAGACTCGCTTTGTGCGGGAGTCATCTCTATTTTTTTACTCATTTGGTTTTCCTCTTTTCAACAAAGCTGACGTATGGACGATCTGATATTTCAGTGGTCAAACCTTCAGCTAATTTATAGTAGTGGGATGGATGTTGTTCAGCTAGAGTAGAAGTTTTTCTTTTGTCTTCTTTATACTCTACTTGAAATGGCCAAAGATTAGCTGGCACTTTGCCTTCGGCGTGTATCTTTGCAACATAGTCTTGATCCCAAGATTTCTTCAAGCGGTACTCAACTTTAATATCAGAGTCAAAATCATCAAGCGTCACTCGATGAGATCCCCCGGTATTGCTTAGTTGAATTACTTGCTCGTTTACTCTTGGGTGTCTTGCTATTGCAATGTCTAACTCTTTAGATTCCTCACGGAGTTTCTTTTGCCATAGCAAATTCTTTTTCTTTCTTTCGATAAGTTCTTGGAGTTCGTCGAACTCGGTTTTCTCTTTTATATCGTTCATAAAATCTCTCTGTAAATTTGTTCATTGCCAATTAAATAGATAATGCAACAGAATGTCAAACACTTTTTTAAATTAATTTAGACAAATATGTAAAAAAAAATATACATTATGAAAATGCTTCTCTATAATAACGCCATGAATAAATTACAAGAATACATAAAAAACAGAGGTCAAGAGAATGTTGCAGAGATATGTGATGTATCAGTCCATGCAGTACGCTCTTGGTATTACGGAACAAGACAACCTACAGTCAAACAAGCTAAGAAGATTATGTCAGTGACTAATCAAGCTCTTACCTGGGAAGACATCTACGGACCCATTGAAGAATATGAGGAGGCTGTATATTGAAGATACTAAATAAACCTAATCAAATTCAAAAGCTTGAACTGAAGTATGGAATGAATAATCAAAGTGATCAACCACTAAGTTCTAGAAACGAGAGAAGATTAAAAAAGAAAGGCAAGGCCCATAAACTAGTGGAGATGAATGTCGCTGATACTAAACGAAAATAAATCTTGGGAAAATATTTCCGAGGAAGCCAGACAAGAAATGATTTGGTCTTTCTGGGAAGAAGGCTTTCATCTAATACCTTGTGGTTCTCGAAACGAAGCCATACCAGAATACTTTAGAAAGCGTCATCCTTTTGAAGACGATGACAAGCTCAGTGCAAAATGGGCAAAGACACCTAGAGTCAAATGGGAAACTTATCAAAGAAGACAACCCACACAAGAAGAATTGAGAGAGTGGTTGGCTCGGTATCCGGGAGCCAACTGGGCTGCTATCACTGGGATAACTTTTGTTGTCCTAGATTGTGATAGCGAAGAGGCGGTCAAGTTCGTAGAGTCTGGTCAAGTAACTAGATCGCCTCTTAAACAGAAGACTCCTCGTGGTGGCTATCACTACTTCTATCAAATCAATGAAGGTCTGAATGTTAGAAACATGACTGGTAAGTTAGATGTCAGAGGTGAAGGTGGCTACGTTATGGTCTCACCTTCTACTAAATATTTTTTTGAAACAGCAGATGGCTTGGTCGTGAACGACATCGATGATTTGCCTATGCTCAACATGGAAGACTTGAACAACATACACGACTTCAATCAATCGGATAAGGTCACTTCTATTTTAGATAATAAAAATAAACTTACCGCTGACCCGGTGGATGTTGGTCAAAGAAACGATACCTTAGCTAGATTGATTGGTAAATGGATTAAAGAAGGTTGGGGTTATCGTGAAGTATTAATTAAATGTTTTGATTGGAATCAAACTTTGCAACAACCTTTACCTTTTCCAGAAGTATTACAAACATGTATGTCGATTACTCAAGGACACATCAAACGACACCCAGAAGATACGGAAGCTGGAATACTGCAATGGAAGACTAGTGAATGGGAAATAGATTTAAGAGATGAACTCAAAGAGATACTTGAACAAGAAGATCCCATCATTGATCAAAAGCGTAGAGATGATTTAACGGACCCACTGGGTTTAAAACCTTACAACGATGAATTTTGGACTGGCCTTGAACCTAATTCTATTGGTCAGTTTTGGGGCGATTGTTTTATCTTTGAACAATCTAGATGTTTGTTGATTGGTAAACCTAAAATAGGTAAGTCGCATTGGCTTGGTGGTTTTGCAGCGGCAGCTACAACTGGACAATCGTTTATGGGTAAACCTTTTACGCGTCCTTGTAAAGTCATGTGGCTACAAGCAGAGATTATCCAGGAGTTCTTAAAAAATAGAATAGATACTTACTATCAACCTTACATGCACGATCCAGACTTGATGGCGATGGGACATGCTAACTTGATACCGACTGGTAGATTGAGAAAGAACTTAATGAGAGATAAAGATATTGATGGCATTGCTAGAAGTATTGAATATCATCAGCCAGATATTGTGATGATTGACCCTATCATTAACTTCTTTGATGGTGAAGAAAACAGTAATCAGGAGATACATAATTTATTATCTAGAGTAGATCGCTTGATTGAACTCTTTGGTATTGCAGTAATCATCGCGCATCATACTGGTAAAGAAAGAGCAGATGACGCTTCGTTTATGTCAGCGCGTGGTGGTTCTGCTTTTGCTGGGTGGATGGACTCTGGTATCAAACTCATGGGACAAAGACCTAATGTGACAATGTTTTACGAAGCAAGAAACGCAAGAGAACCTGATACACACTTGGCTAGATTTGATTTTGAAAAGGGCACATGGGATATGGTTGACTTTGATGAGGGCCCTGACGAAGTAGAGATTGCTCAGAAGGTAGCAGATGCTATGGACAGAACAGTATTTTATACAAGACAAGAACTAGAACTATTGGCAAGACAAGCATTGAAAGAAAACAATTTACCTAGTGGTGAACGAGCTGCAAGATACGCAGTCAGTCATGTGCAAAAGTATTTGGGCGATATAGTTAAGACTCATGCTATCCCTGGAAAGCAAACTTGGCA